CTATGGATGAAACTGTATTTAAACAAGAATTTGAAGGATCATTTGAAACAACTGGCAACAGAGCTGCATGGAACTTTGATAGAAATGTACATTGTACTAAAGCAAAAGATATGTCTAGCAAGTTGTGGTGGGGTTGTGACTTCAATGTTGATTTTAATACAGCAGTTTTATGTACAGAGTATACAGATGGCACTATTCATTTTTATGAAGAAGTAAGATTAAAAAATAGCAATACTGAAGAACTTGCTATGGCTATGAAAAAAATAGCACCAAATATAGAATGTTATCCTGACCCTGCTGGGAAAGCACGATCTACCACCAGCAGAAGAAGTGATCACCAGATATTAAGAGATCATGGGTTTATTATTCGTACTAAGAAAAGGCATCCAAGCCATATAGATAGGCTGAATAGTTTAAATAGAAAGCTAAAAGATGCCGAGGGTAAAATAGGTATGACTGTAGACCCTAAATGTAAATTCTTAATAAAAGACTTAGAGCAATGCCAAAGGGACAAAAAAGGCGGTCTTGCAAAAGACAATATGGAACTAACACATGCACTTGATGCTTGTAGCTACGGAATAGAATACAAGTTTCCAATCAGGCGTATGGTAGGAACAACACGAAAATGGTAAGAGGTCAATATGTTCAATTTTGGTAAAAGTGTCAATAAAATTTTAATCCCTGATCTTTCAGAACAGGCTGTATTAAGAAGCGTAATAGATGCAGGTGAAAATTATCTTGCTCAACAGGATTATAATATGATGGAGTCACTAGATTTTTATTATAATCAAAATTTAGATAAGCATGTTGAACCGTGGTTTGCTAGTGAGTCACTAAGCCAAGTACCTCCATTTATTGGTTCTTGCGTTCCTAGATTTGCAAAAGCTAGAATGATGATCTATAAAGAGACTGCAAAAAGAATGATAGCAGGACAAGTGAATAATGACTATACCGATATTACCTATAGGCTAAATACTAAAACACGTGAATTAAGCGAATTAGCGTGGTTGTTAGGTTGTTGCTATTTAAAGTCAAGATATAATGAAAAGCGTAATAGATTAGAGTATGAAATATTACCAAATGTCCAAGAGTATTATGTAAATGGCGAAACAGAGCCTTTTGCTTATAGCTATGAAATAGAAAGCATGGATGCTACTAAAAAAAGATTTGTATTTTGGTCTGAAGATCGTGAAGGTGTACAAGGAATGCATTTTGAATACGATGAAAAAGGCAATAGATATGCTGTAAAAGATAATATGGATATGATAAATCCTTATGGTATTATGCCAATTAGTAAAGTTGAATTTAGTAAAGCATCTTATGACGTAACACGAGCTGGATTGCATATAGCAATAGCAATGACTGAGATAGCTTTATCAGTAAGATTTCGACTCGGTCAGCCTGTATTCACAGGGATTGAAGATGGTCAAAGTAAACTTACTGCAGGCATAGACAATGCTTATATTTTACCAGAAGGTGCAACATTTAGTTATGTAGCCCCTGGAGGTAGTTTAATAGAACTTATAGAGGCAACAAAGTCCATGGCTAATCAAGTTGCTGAGAATAATCAATTAAGAATAAGATGGGGTGAGTCAGGAGGTAATGCGCCAAGTGGCGAAGCATTACGCATTTTAGAAATAGAAAACTTAGAAGCTAGAAAAACTGACGAAGCTATATTTAGAGAATTTGAACAACAAAGATATGAAATAGATCGCAGAATATTAGAAGTGCATAATGTATTAAACTTACCTGAAGAATATTCTGTAGACTTTGGTGAAGTTACTTTTCCTTTGTCTCCAAAAGAAGAACGTGAAATGTTATCGTGGAAACTAGATAATAATATAATCAGCCAGAAAGATTTACTGCTATATTATAATCCTGATATGAGTGAAGAAGATTTAGAAATGAAATTATCAAGAATTATGCAAGAAAATCAACAACTTGCAAACTCTCAACAACCTCAATCATCATTCCAAAGAATACTAAATGGCGCAGGTACAACCAGCAGTTAATAGCTTTATAAAAGATGTAGAGAAACTAGAAAGAAAGTTTCAAGGTAGCTTAAAAACTATTGTAAGAAGTTTAGGTGCTATGACCGATACCGAATTAATAGTTGCTATGGGTCAGCTTAATTTATTTAATGAAATAGTACAACAAGGGTACGGAGATGCTCTTAATGGATTAGAAAGAGACTATGAAAAGCTATTAGCTAAAGCTGTATCAGAAGCAAACAGGAGAGGCGTTACTGCTTTAAGTGGAGCAGGTTTACAGGGATTAGAAACATTAAAAGATTTAAACACAGAGCAGTTATTGGGTAGTGCAAGTGTTTATTCTAATAGGCTTACAACATCTATATTTCAAAATCTATATGCAGGTGTTTCTATTAATGATACTATAAAAGCATTAGAGGGAATAGGTTTAGCTGACTATCAGCTTAATACAGCTACCTACACAAGTATTAAAACGTTTGACGATACAGCTAGATACAAAGTATTTGAAGGGCAAGATGTTAGATGGACATATTTTGGCCCATTAGATTCTAAAACTAGAGACACTTGCAGAGCTACAAAAGAGAATGAACCGAAAAAAGGTTATACAGAAGAGCAAGTCCTATCTTCAGATACACCATTTGGATTTAGAGGTGGATTTAATTGTAGGCATAGTTGGGAAGTAAGGTAATGAAAGCAGATGATATAGTAAAGCAAAAAGCAAAAGACTGGTTAATATTAGGCGGTAAGCTAGTAACTAGAATCCTTGAAGATACTGATAAAGGAATAAGCCAAGATGGTGATGGTAGAATAAGAGATTTTCCAAGATACACTATTGATTATGCTCTTAAAAAAGTAAAAGGCATTAAAACAAAAAAAGGTATATCTAAAAGCAGACAAGTATCACCTCCCAATTTAAGATTAACAGGCATAATGCTTAATTCATTAAAAGCACAAAGAGCAACATCAAATAGTGTAGAATTAAATTATAGAGATGGATTAAAGTTTGAAGGCAATGCGAAAAATGGTAGGAATGTTTATGGTCTCAATGATAAAAATGAAGCATTTGTAAAACAATATTTTGAAGATATTATAGATGACCGAATAATAAAATTTAGTAAAAAAGATATTATAATAGATTTAAATGTCTAATCCGTATTTTAAAAAAACTAACATTTATATAAATTTAATTAACAAAAGAGGAAGGCAGAATGTCTGAAACTACAAAAGAAGCAGTACAAGATAATGTGCAAGAGGTGGCAACTGATAGCCAGAACCAAGAGCCAACTACCCCTGAAGTTGGTAATTTAATTGCAGAAAGCAAGAAGTATAGATCAAGGGCACAGGAAGCTGAAACAAAGTTAGCAGAGCTAGAATCCATCAAAAAACAACAAGAGGAAGAGGCGCTTGCTAAGAATAACGAATGGGAAACTTTAGCAAATAAAAGGCAATCAGAATTAGATGCTATTCAATCTGATTATGAAAGACTTAAAAACGCTGAGAATGCCTACAAAGAAGAATTGCTTGATCAGTTTCCAGAAGAAGAACGTGAGGCAATGAAATCACTCACTGTTGAACAATTACGAATAATTAATGAAAAAGTAGCTGTAAAAGAAAAAGATGTCCCTGATACAAGTTCTACCCCAGCAAGAGCAACAAATCCAACTAACAAAAATTGGGTTGAGATGAATGCCGAAGAACGGAGAGCAAATTGGGGATCTATTCTTCAAAGCTATGTAAAAAGGTAAATTAAAAAATGGCTAAACATTATCAAGGTAGTCCAGTCACAAATACCACAGACCAGCATTTCATTCCTGAGATTTGGTCAGAAGGTATCTACAAGTTCTTTGAAAGAAAGACTGTATTCCGTGGCTTGATTGAAGATTATAGTGCATTAGTAGGTTCTAAAGGTTTTGGAGACGTAGTTCACGTTCCAGAGATTAGTCTTATTAGTGCTTCAGATAAATCTGCTGGATCAGATGTTTCTTATGACGCAACTGCAACCACAGAAACTCAACTGTCTTTGAACAAACATAAGTATGTTGCAAAGCTTTTCGAGGATATTACATTAATACAAGCAGAAGCCGATCTAGTGGAGAAATACACAAGAATGATGGGTGAAGCTTTAGCAAGACAAGTAGACGCAGATATATGGTCTGAGTTAGATGGCTTAAATCAATCACAAGCTTTAAGTGCAGACGACACCCTTACAGCTGCAGTATTTGAATCAGCTTTAGCAACGCTTGGCGAAAACGATGTCCCTTACATGGATGGCGAATGTGCTATGGTTGTAAATCCAACTCTATTTGCAGACATTCTTAATCCTTCTGCTGGTATCGCCCAATACTTTATCAGAAATGATGCAGTAGGCGAAGGCAACAGAGGTCTAAGATCTGGAATGGTTGGTTCATTATATGGTATTGATGTGTATATGTCTAATACTGTATCAACAGCTGGAACAAGCTCCACAATTGCAGGAGCAATCTTTCATAAGTCTGCGGCAGTTTGTGCTATTCAGTCAGATGTTAGAGTTCAGTCAGAATATTCAATAGACGCATTAGGTACTAAGATAGTAGCAGATATGCTCTATGGTGCTAAACTATTAGATGATTCTGATAATAAAAAAGGTGTTAAGTTTACCAACGTAGACTAATAACTAAAGCTAGGGGCAGGGTTTACGCTCTGCCCTTAGTATTACAAGGATTTATTATGCAATATTGGTTACAGAAAAAAACAAACAGGATGGAAAGGCTAGAAGATAGCGTTTTAGAAAAACACCCTGAAAAGCTTGCACAACTTGAAAGTCAAGGGTATATAAGGGTAATGAGCGAAAGCAACCCTACACCCTATAAAAAACCTGTTAAAAAAGCATCTGTTAAAAAAGTAATAAAAAAAGTAGCTAAGAAAGTTACTAGAAAGAAAAAATAAATAGATAAAGCACGATCCATTCACGCTTTGTCATGGCTTAGGAAGGAAGTAAAATGGCAGACTTACATACACATTCAGTACAAGAGGCATTAAATGCAACGGTCGGAGGAAGCTGGACAGTATCGAGTGCTGGAACAGCAGGAAGTTCAGCTGACGTAGCAAATACAACTCACAAATCACTAGCATTACCAACAGCAACTCTAGGCGTTTATTCAGCTGTAGAGATATATTTTAATTTCAGTACATCTCAAACTGATGTAAATGCTTCTAATGATTTAATACTACCCAAAAACACATTAACATTTTTAACTGTCCCTAAAGGCTTGGGATCAGCAAGTGTGATATATTTTAATTATAATTCAACCAGTACTACTACTGGTGCAGTAAGAATAGTAGAGGTTTAAATGCAAAGCACAATGATAAAAGCCATAGTTGAAGACTTTGGTAATGGTGGTACGATAGATGGTGATTTAGTAGTAAGTGGCGACCTTCAAGTATCTGGCGGTGGTTCACTTAGCTTTGATGAAATAGTACAAGGCACACAAGTTGTAGAAATAACTAATACAGAAGCATTGTTGGTACGCAAAGCCTCAGATGGTGGTGATGTATTTATAGTAGATACAACAAATAATGATGTAACAGTTGGGAGTTCGTCTTTGGCAGATGCTACTTTAATTATTGAATCTAATTCAAGTGGTGATCCAAAACTTCAATTTACTTCAACTGCTAATCGTATTGGCATTATGGATTTTGTGGAAGCTGGTACATTGCAAGGCTCAATAGTCTATGACCATAATGGCGACAATTTAAAATTTGCTACAGGAAGTACAAATAGAACTGCAAGACTTACTGTAAATGAAACAACCAGCAGTTTTACGTCTGCTTTAGATGTAACTGGAAATATTAAAACATCTACTCAATTACAACTTGATCCAACTATAGGAAGTGGATCAGCAACAACACTTGCTTTTATGAGAAGTGGAGCAAATAAATGGAGATTTATACAACCACATGATGATAGTTATTTAAAATTATATAATGATGGTGCAAGTGCTACTCAAGTGTATTTTAAGTCTGATAACAAGGTTGGTTTTGGCACTAATGCACCTGAAGAAAGAATACATAGTATAGGAGCAATAATATCTACAGGCGTAAATGACACAGGAGCAACTGCTGGTACAGAAAGAGCATTTATTGATTTAGTAAGTAATAAAGCAAGAATTGGACATTTTAGAGGAACAACAAGTGCTGGTTCTGGTGGATTACAATTCTATACAGACAGTGTTGAAAGAGCAAGAATTGATGCTTCTGGGAATCTTGGTATTGGAGAAGATTCTCCAGACAAAGAGCTTCATTTGAAAGGTAATGAACCAACCTTTAGAATTGAACAAACAGCAGATGCTAATAAATATTTCGATATGCAAACAGGCACAGGTGGTGGAGTTGGCAAGTTAAAATTTAGCTCTGAAACAAATTCAAATACTCTAACTGTTACTAATAATGCAAGGGTAGGTGTAAATAATGGATCTCCTTCTGAGACTTTAGATGTAACAGGAAATGCTTTAATTAGTGGAACAGCAACTGTTAATGGTGCATTAATAGACCTTCGAGCATCTGCTGATACTGATTCAGAGATTATATTTAGAGAAGGCTCTACTGCAAAAGCTATGATATTTAACGATGCAAGTAATAACTCATTAAGCTTATCTGATGGTAGTGGAACTTTAAGTCCTGTACTTAGTATAAAGTCTGGTGCAATTGGCATTGGAACCACAAGCCCCACAGCATCAAAACTATCTTTAAGCCATACAAACGATACAGATTACGACTCCTATAAAAGTAATTTGGGAGGAACAGCATCAACTCATCATGTTGCTGATATTACAAATAGTTCAAATGAAGATAATTCAAATAAGCGATATGCACTTTTAAATTTTTCTTCTGGTTTTGGCAACGATGCTTCTGGTCAATCTATCATAGGTAACGTATCTACAGCGAGTAAGCAAGGTAATTTCATTATAGGCACAAGAGGTGGCGATTCAAGCCCAACAGTGACTGAAAAATTTAGAGTTACCCATGATGGGAAAATTGGTATCGGAAGTGAAAGTCCCAACCAATTTGTAGACATAAAAAGAGCAACAAGAGCAACTGCTTACGACCCAGCAAATGCAGATACTTGGGCAGATGTACTTGTCACTAATCCAAATGGTTCTTTAAATACTGCTACAGGAATAGGATTTGTTAATAATGCTACCCATAATGATAATGCAGTAAGTGGTGTAGCTTTGATAAAGGCAGTTGATAATGCTGATTATCAATCAGATTTAGCATTTATTACAAGAAGAGATGGTGCAACGTCAACTGAAAAAATGAGAATTACCCATGATGGAAATGTTGGAATCGGAATTTCTCCTGTT